GTCCTGATCGGGACGGGAGCAAAGAACGCCCGATCGAACCCCGGTTGACTCTGTTCCTCGCTTTCCTGCGGTCCGGCGCTAAATTGCCGGATGGTTATCTCGTCTGCGAGCGCGCTTGCCGGAGCCTGCCAAAAAATGACCGGCTGGATTTGCTCCGTGCTTTCTTCTGGTCCAGCGCTGAATTGCCGGACCGTTACCTCATCAGCGACAGCACTGGCCGGCTCCTGTCCAAAGACAACCGGTTGAGTCTGTTCTGGGCTTTCCTGCGGTCCTGCGCTAAATGCACGCGGCCGTACATCGAACTGCGTCGCCGCAATGAATCGCGTCGCATCGCTGCCCCAGAACTGCGCCGATTCGCTCGGCTGATCCTCGTCTCTAGCGGTAAGAAACGGCTGACTTGGCGGAGACGGTAACGGTTGCTGTCCAAAGACAAACGGCTGAACCTGCTCCGGGCTTTCCTGCGGTGCGGCCCTGAACGGCTTCGGCGGTACGTTGAACTGCGCCGCCGCGATAAACAGGTCCGCATTCGCGTTCCAAATCGTCGCGGCTTGACTGCCTTGCTGCAGTTCTCCCGCCGTCCATATCGGCTTACCGGCCGGGCTTGGCAGCGGCTGTTGTCCGAACAGGAACGGCGCTGTCTGTTCCGGGCTTTCCTGTGGCGGAACAGTCCAAGGCTTAAAGGCCGGTGCCGGACGTGGCGTCTGTCCAGTGAACGCCGGCTGCGCCTGCTCTTGTGCCTCTTGCGATCCAACTGTGATCGGATTACGGGGCGGAATACCCGCAACTGGCGCCGGATAAGGCCGATTGAAGAACGACGGCCGGTCTAGTTCTTCCTGCGGCGCTACAAAGTACTCTGGTCTATTCGGTGGCCCTCCTGCCACCTGCACGAATACTGCGTGCGGACTCTTGAAAAACTGCGCCGACTGATTGGCCTGCGCAATCGCCGCCGCATGCAGACCGAAGGTTAATTCTGCCGCCTGCAGCTGCGGCTGCGGACTTGCAACGAACAGGGCCGCGGCAGATGCCCAAAAAAGCGCGCTACCGGCAAATCCAACCAGATTGCCTACCTGCGCCGCACCTTGACCATTTACAAATTGAGCGGGACGCTGTGGAGGCTCCGGAGTCGCCGCAGCATCCCCTTGCGCCAGTGGCAGCGGTTGATAGAGCCAACCGCTCATCTACGCGACCTTCCTAATGCTCCAAGTTACAGTGATAGTTCCTGCGATTGCGTCCAGCGTTACATCCCATCCGTGCATAAGCACGAGTGAGGGCAATACGAATATGGGTGGCGACTGCGGCCCAAATAGATTGGACTGATAGACAATTCTCTGCGTGTCACCGGATTGGACCTTTTCATAGACACGAATCTGCAAGTCGTCTCCCGTCACCATATCGGAAACATCGAGGAAGACTTGGAATACGCCGTCCGATGTTTCGGTGTCCGGTCCCGCGGTGTCGGTAGTTAACGAATGTTCAGTAGTGCTAACCGCTTCCGTCCCAGCAAACGCCTCTGTGATCGCCATGTTATTCGCTCACTGCGTAAACCACTGCTGTCATGGTGCTATCGGGAGCTGCGACGGCCGCTCCGCGCACGTACACACTAGCCCCCGCTGGCACGAGATGGATAGGAGGAATTTGACCAAACGCCGCCTTACAGCTGTTTTCAGTTGTCCCCACGACTGCATACTGAATCCCTCTCGCGCACACGTACTTGGCAGTCGCGTCATGGGCGATATCAAACCAGTACGAATTTGCAGTCATCGAGGTGTCGTTACTGCCGATGCCAAGTTGCCACCACCATGCTGCTTCGTCACCCAGTGTGCCCAGCGAAACTGAATAGCTACCATAAGCATCGGTGCCAGGAGTGACTGCCACTCCCGTAGTAGTTGCCGTAGTAGCGCCGATTGTTCGGACCTTGGTTCCTACTTTGCACAATTCAGGGTGCGTCGGCTTGCCAAATACCTGAATCCCCAGGCTACAGGTGGCAGACGCAACAACATCCTGCACCCTCGCTCCGAATGCGGTTCCTGCTTTCAGGTACAAAGGGAAATAAAATTGGTGCCCGATAAGCCCGCTGGAAATCGCCGGGCTGTTCGTATACAGGTTATTGATGAGGACAGACCACGAACTACCGGGGTTCCCAACTCCAGCCGCAGGATCGATTAATAAATCAGTCATCTGGCGACGGATGGTGACGTTGGTGCCTCCACCACCAAAGTTCAATGTAATCCCATAAACATCTTCGGCAACGCCCACCATGCACGCCGTGTCCGAACCCTTGGTGTGTGCAGAACCTCCGGCAGTCAATAGGGTCAGCGACGATAAATCGCCTGCATAACTGTCCGAAAAGTTATTTGCGGTCCAATTGAAATGATTGACCGGCGTGTAGAGCACTTTATTTGAGCCCTTTGATTAACCGGTCCATCATTCTTCCCAATCTATTCTTCCCACTGAATTGTGTAAGCGCTCGTGCTTGCCTCTGCGCCCGCGATATTTCCGCACGCGATCTGGTTGTAAGCCGTGCCAAGCGAACCGCCCGAGATAATCCACTCACCACCAATCGGCAACACGATCGCACCGCCGCCGCCAAGCACGTTCCAATCAACCGCGAACAAAGCCGTAGGATCGGCCGCAAGCGTCGCTTGTGTGCCATAGGTGTTGCATGAGGAGACTGGCGTGACGCCTGGATTTGACGAGGAAATTGTTAGCGCCGTGGGAGTTGCAGGCGTGTTGTTGACGCGGCCCCAGCGAGTACGGAACCCGGTCGACGTCAGACCGCGTCCGCTCCATGAGTACATTTTGACGCGGGCCGTATTGCCTGCCGTGAGAAGCGTCAAAACAAAGTTGTCCGCCTGGGTTGCATGTGCCACCGGAGTGAACGCCCCCCGACTTGCTACGAATTGAGCCATTTAAGTTAACTCCGAGATGAGCCGGGAAGGAAGAAAGCTCGTGGCGGTTCCGGCGTATCCAGTCCAGCAAGCTTGCGAAATTGATCTAGCTTTACGGTTGCGTCTAACTCTTTGTCGATCTTTTTGATGAACGGCTCGCAGCCGTGCGTCATCATTCGGTGATTACATGATCCGCAGATAGGCGCATTGCAGCGCATGCAGAAGCCGCCGCCCAACTTCCCGGCCGCATCAAGAGATTTCCAGTCCTGCATGATGATGACCGCTTGGCAGTGGGGACATGTTCTAACGTCACCCTCCTGCTTGATGCCTCCGCTCGCGGTGTTGTCGTTGCAGAAGTAGCCCGCGCCCTTTGTGTGTGGCGTTCCTATAAAAAGCATTTTTGGATTTCTCCCTACGGCAGGATGTAGATGCGTCGCCCCATCTTAGGGGCGTCAGCAACGGCCGCCGCCTGAACTTCGAACGCGATCCAGGCAATCGTGCCGGCGGTGTCGGTCTCGCTGATCGTGAAGGCCGCGGCATCGGTGCGCGGCTGCGTCGTCGGCCGGACCAGCGCCAACGACATCTGCCCGGCATCGTGGAAACTGTCTTCCAGCGTACAGTTGGCGCCGGCCGCGAACGTATTGGTCGCCGCCCAGTCGCCCGCGAGCATCCACAACGCACTGCCCGTCGCGGTCGGCGTTATTAACTGCGATACGTCGGTCGCGCCGGTCCCGGAGTAGACCTTGCCGGACGGGAGCGGATCGGTCTGATGTGCCCCGGTATGGACGATGCAGTGCAGCCGTTTCGTCTGCCCCGCGGTCGATGTCACTGTGACGGTGCGCGCGGTGTTGTCTGGGCATAGCGCCCACCAAACCGAGACCTTAGTGTTGGACCCGGTATTGGTCTGTGCCGACAGGTTCCAACTCAGCGCTGAACCGCTATTCGCAATCGACAGCGCACCGGCGGGCCCGTTGTCGGAGTGGCCGTAGGCGACAGCGATGATGTCGCCCGTCGCCAGGGTCAGCGATGGACTCGTCGTCGCCTGCACCTCCGAACTGGTGACCGTCGCCGAGTAGCGGGTCCAGGTGATCGCCATCCCTAGAACGACTCCACGAGTATTGCCGTTGTCAGCGTTTGCAATGCCGTGACCCGCACCGAGCCGGAAGTCAACCCAGTCGGCTTATTGGTCCCGAACGCGGTGAGGACGTTGCCGGCGATCGGTACGCCCGCCTTGTCGTTTCTGATCCCTCCTCCGATTGTCGCAAGCCCTTGCGGAACGCCGTTCCAGAGAACCTCAAACGTGATCAACGGCCCACTCGGCCACGCCGCCAGCGTGTTCGCATGCGTGAACGTCACCAGCATCTGCGTGGCGTCCGCCGCCACAGAGAAGTTGACGTTTCTCGATAGCGGCGTGTACTGCTGCGAGGGGACGTTGGCGAGGATGGTCATGCAGCCCTTTAACGCTCAATCTCCACGTTGCATGCCAATGCACTTACTTCATGCCTGAACTCTGTAACGATTACGGTTTGCCCTTCGACGATCATGTCAACCGTGCTAATAGCATTTGCATCAGACTTGCCGACCGTGCCGTCAATCACGATCCTGCCGTCTCTAGTTACGCATCTACACCAAGTCGGCTCACCGTTTCTAGTGGCTATGGCCTTGGCAATCGGATTGGCTTCAATCACTCCATCTACAGACGCTCCGAATGCAACTGCAGAGAAAGAATGACGCGACAAGCGAAAATCGCTTGAGATAATCTCGTCTACTGACTCCGGTCTATCTCCGGTCATCAGCTCATAAAAGCCGCCGTTCAATAGCTCGCCTATCGTCTTGGCCTGTGCATTAACACCAAGCTGAGCAACTCTGGTTTCGATGCTCATTGATGCGCTCCGTTAAGAATGGCATCTTTGCCATCTGAGCCGCGCTTAACGACTAGCGTCCAGGCCTTTGACACGCCAGGTCGGTCTTTTGTCAACTCGTTGCAGTGCCAAGTGGAGCCAGCGGTAGTCACGAAATGACCGCGCTTGTATTCTTGATCTGCTTTCCAGATTCCCTTATGGATCAGTGTCGGAATTTCAAACTTGCTTACCAGCAGTTTCCCGCTCGTCAATTCGAGCGATTGCACAACCGTCTGCTCATCTGCAGCGAGCGCAGACCCGGCGTCAGCGATGCCCTCTTGGATCACCTGCCACCCAGCAGCTTGAAAGTCTTTGCCTTGAATCGGATCGGTCGTCCGATACGCCTTGAGCGTCCCGCCTCTGTGATGCGCGTATGTGCCACGCTGGTAAGAGGCTGACTCGTCAATGCCATCGAGGATGTCAATGTCTAGGGCGTCACGTCCCGGTATGCCGGCATCGCCTGCACGTCCGTCACGCCCATCACGTCCGGCTTTGGGCGGCGGTAACCCAGCAACCGCTTTCGTAACTTCAGCGGCAACCAGAATTCGTACTGATTCAGGATCGACGCTAGCGCCATCCTTGCCGTCTAGGCCGTCTTTCGGCTTTGGGATGGCTCCAAGTACCTTTTCCGTAATTGCTTCGCTCAAAGCCTTGATATCGATCGCTGGCGCGTCTTTTCCGTCGATTCCGTTAATGCCGTCTTTCCCATCCTTGCCATTAATGCCGTCCAGACCTTTTGCGCCTTGAGCTCCGTCTTTGCCGTCGCGGCCAGCCGCGCCATCAAGGCCTTTCTCACCCGGATTGCCCGGCGCTCCATCAATTCCATCGCGCCCCGGCGCCCCATCCTTGCCATTTAGTCCTGCCGGGCCGGACTCGCCGACAAGACCAATTCCGTCTTTACCCGCTGGTCCCACGGGTCCGATAGGACCGGGTTCGCCGGAATCGCCTTTGTCACCTTTTTCGCCTTTTGGGATGGCGAGGTCTTTACCGAACCATGCGGGCAAGTCATTCAATCTCTCTTCGATGCTATCGATTCTCCCGCGCAACGATGCGAACGCCTTCCCGATCTGATCCTTGACGACTTCCGCGACCGCCTTCAGAACCGGACCATCACGCATATTCGACATCGGCGAGTTCTTTCATCAGGAAATCATGCGCGGCGCGCTCGCGGGTTTCTTCGTCTTCTTCCTCGTCCTCTTCTTCGTCCTCTTCTTCGTCGGGCGGCGGAAGAGCGGCGGGCGTCAAGCTGGTGGGTGTCTCTGCTTTGTCGCGACGGTCAAGGGCCGCGAGACTGAAGTTCTGCTGTTGCAGGTATGGCGTATCGCCACCGGCAACTGGCGGCATATCTTCTTTGGCCCGTCCTTCGTTCGGCGCCCAGATGCCAGCGCCTACCGCTCGAGCCGCAGTTTCGATCCGTGCGGCCGGGTCCATACGAACTAGGGATTCAAGATCGAGTTCGGCGCCGTATCCGGCATTGAGCAACCCCAATCCTTCATCCAGCAATAGTTCGACGCACTCAATCAGGACTTGCAACGTCTGCGCGTAGTACTGTTGATTCAGAGCGCCAATGTTGTTGTAGCTCGGGTTCGAGCCTTGCACGCCGAGCATGTGAAGCGGAACGTGGAAACAACGGGCGACGTCTTCTACAGTCCAGCGCAATTGCTCGATCAACTGAGCATCTACGGCAGACATCCGCATCGGCTCCCACTTCATTCCATTTTTTAGCACCGCAGTCCCGCCTTCGCCATTCGGCCCGTATTGGGCATTCCAGCGCTGTCTGTGCGCTTCTAGTTGCGCATCAGTAAGTTCGCCTGGAACGCTCAATATGCCGCTCGGCCTAGATGCGCTGGCGAAGAATTTCTCGCTGTCTGACTGAATCCGTAGCCCCTGCATTGCAGCTGCGCCACACGCATAGATAGGACTCACCCCGACCAGCGGATGCCAGAGCGTGACCATCGTGTCGTGAATGATCTCGCTGGCAGGAACCGCGTAGGACTCCTCTATGACGGTCGAGAGCGGATCGCGCTTGATCGTGTACCAAACGTTGCCTTCTTCGGTCACTATCGGAGTTACACAGCGCGGGTCTAAGACATACATCGCCTTGACTGTCTCGCGTCCGTCGTAGCGTTTCAGGATGTAGGCGTTGCCGTATGTCAGTTTTGAGGATAGCCACTGCGATAGGAATTGGATGCGCGTCTGAAAGTCGTTAGGTTTCGTTAGAACTGGACGAAAAGCCGTGCCTCGCTCTTCGGTGACTTCGCGCCAGATGCCGCCGACTTGTTCAACTAGCTTGATGCGCAGCTTGGAAATATCTCCTGCAATCAGAGAAATGCACGTATAGACCGCTGAGAATGCGAGCACATTCTTCGGGTCACAGGCATGAATGTTCCTCTGCCATGCGCCGCTAAACGGCTCAAGGATCGTACTCAGCCATCCACCGCCGCCGCTATATGGGACAAGAGCGGAGGAATTGTGAATCGACAAAGCCGGCACGGGTGCCTTCAGCGATATCTCGAATCTGCCAATACGCATTAGTCCTCGGCTCGCATGTCGCGGCGTTTGTACTTGCCGGACTTCACATACTTACGTTTGGGTTTCACGGGTTTAGCCGGCCGCTTGCTGGCTTGCTTGACCGATAAAGGCTTCGCCTCTTCCTTGCGTCCGATGCCGAGCGCCATGATGTCTTCCGCGTCGCTATCGGGCACTTCAAACTTATCGCCGGGTCGCAGCTGCCGAGTCCCGTAGAACTGAGACTCGGTAGCCACGAGACGGACCTTGCGATCCGTCCCCATGCTTAGAAGCTCACGTCTTCGATCAACTGCACTGCTTCCGTGCGGCGCCGTGCCCAGTTCGCGAACCTTTCAGCCCGCAGACCGACCATGTTGTTTTGCCACAAGGAAACTAACGACTGCGCTCCGGCGGACGGTGCGCTGTCCATTTGGAGCGAAGCTTGATCGCTGGCATCGATGCGCGTCACTCCATCGTCGGCCAGGAACACTTCGTTCTGAACGATGAAGGCGATGAACCTGCTCGAGCCGGTATCCGCCGGCACGTTGCCCGAAACAATCACCGGGAAGCCGAGCAATGTTCCGCCCGTCAGGCCCATTCCGGGGAAGCCGAGGATGTCTTGAGTCGTGCGCACGGTCGACAGATAAACCGCAGACCGCGGATGCATTACCCATACGCCGGTTGAGAGGTCGATGTTCGCCGTTGCGGCGTTGCTCAACGCGGTCGAAAGGGCGGCGGTGATGGTGGCTACCGTCGTACCAGGATTGGCGATCGCAGTCAGGCCGTTCGTGATCGAGGCCGGTTGAACCGTTGCCGTACCCGCGATAGAGGGATCGATGAAACTCACATCCTCAAGTTGAGCAATCGCCGACAGTAGTTCGTCGCGCGTAGTTGCTTCGGCTTGCGGACTTGAGAATCTCACCAACTCTTGCGTCAGGACAACGATGCAAGCCATCTTGTAAAACGGGAACGTCACGGTATCGAAGTCAAGTGCTGACACCGGCTTGGACAATCCCTCTCCCACCCATCCACCGGTTGCACCGCTCGCCAGCTTCGCCATGCGAACGTTGAACGGCACGCGGCGCAGCGAAGGCATGCGGCCCAGAATCGTCCGTGGACGCAGAAGAGCAATAAACTCAGACGCCAGGTCTGTGTAATTGACCAGCGGCGCGGCCCAGTTCGCGTCTGTAGTGGTACCAGCCGCGACGGCGGCTTTGTAGGCGAGACCGACTTCTGGCGTATCGCGGAAATTGCGCTGAATGTAGCGCTCGGTATCCGACTCGCTTCCTTTGCCGGCCATGACGGCCATGCATAGGCGAGTGAAGCCCGTCCCCGGCAGTCTGTTGCTCTTGGAGAAAATGATTGATCCGGGACGTCCGGAATCCTGACGGACACGGGATGCGATGTCAGGATCGTTGCCCGCTTCCGACGTGACCGGAGTGGCGGTCAAAAGCAGTTTTTCATGCCGGCGAAGATTCGAGACGTGCTTGTCTACGCCTTCGACTTCAGCACTGATTTCGTCGTATTGCTTCTGTTCCGTCTCGTTAAGAGGGCGGCTTTCATCGGCTGAGGCGTCCAGCAGGGCTTGAATCTGCTGCATTTTGTAGGCGCGCTCGGCCTCGTAGTTGCCGATCTGTTCGGCGACTGAGGTTTTCATTCGTAATCCTTTAGAGGTTGAGTTGCCCGAGACGCCGGACGAAATCAGTGCATCGACTATTTTTGACATATCGGCGGCGTTCCATTTATGGCTCGCCACGGTTGTTACTGCCCCTGACGCGGGGCTTTGATGCGATACGTCGGCTGACTTGATAGTCAGGATCGACGCTTCTGCATTGGCGGGAATGACGACAGCTGAAAGCTCGAGCCACTCCCATTGTTTGAATCGAATGCCGGCATCCTTGATGCGCTCGACTTCGATGCCTTTGAATCCGATCGATAGACCTCGGACTAGACCCTTTTTGATCTTTGCCCACGCCGCGTCCAGGTACGGCAGCGCAGCGTCTTGCTCGATCTTGGCTTTGATGTGGATTCCATCGGCTTTTACTTGGGCCGAGATCACATGCCCGATCGAGTCGTCCGAGCCGTTCTTGCCGTGATCCATCAGGAACGGAATCGGCAAATTGAACTTCGCACCCTTTGGTTCCACGACGTCGCCCACGCGATCGGTCGAAGGCGTGCTGGCAATGCCCGTGATAACGCGCTGATCCTCGTCAATAGATTTGACGGTCAGCACTGACCATGAACGATTCATTTTTTGCCTTCGGCTATTTAGGCGGCCTCAAGACCCACGAGGAGTGTGGGCGCGGAACATCGGCAGAACTCGCGAAGATCGAAACAATCAGGAGTCCGATCGGTAACGCTACGAAAAACGGCACCTGAGCCCAGATTTGCGCCCAGGTAAAACAGCCCGCAGCCAAAGCGACCGCGAGCTGCCCCAAGCTAACGACTACGCGCGGCACTCGGCCGGCGCGAACTTGCCGAGCAACGTGGCACCAGCAGGTGCGCCGGTTTTGCCAGCCGCGTAGCAGATCCACGTGATCGGACCGGTGGGCGGCGTGCCGACCACTAGCGCCGCACTGTTGGCTTGCGGCACGAGCACGATCTGATCGACTGCAGCACCCGCAACGCGCGCGGTGTACTGAACCGTGATCTCGCCGGTAGCCGTCACAACGCTGATGTCCTGCACGTTGATCGATCCGGTAATCGGATTGACGCACGTGCCGGCTGCCACGCATGTAGTCGCGGCACCGGTACGCATCCCCGCGGCAAACCCGCCATTCGCATCCGGCGAGGCGTTAGCGGCGTTGTCGGCGACCGTAACCTTGGCCTCAGAGGCGAGGGATAGCCCTTCCGCTACGCGCGCTCGTATCACGTAGTCCTGATACGCGGGCAGGGCAAGTGCAACCAGAATGCCGATAATGGCAACCACGATCATCAATTCGATGAGCGTGAAGCCTCTTGCTAGCTTGCTTTGCATTGATATAACTCCGTAAGGAAATGCGCCTCCGTGGCGCTGGTTATGTCTGTAGACGGCGCTGTGTCGCGCCTTACGCACGTCCGACGCACAAAAAAATGGGCCACCCGAAGGCAGCCCAAAATTCCATACGCGGAGTAAAGCTCGTTACACGAAATGCAATGAGAAGTCGGGCGGTGCTGTTGCGGCGCTCGGCATTACGCCGAAAGCGTTCGCAAGCGCTGTCATGCCGTCGATTCGACCTCTAGCTTTTTCTTTGTCCAACTTGCGCGCTCCAGATTGGCCGGTAACGACCGCGTTGCGGGAGCACATATTCATAATCGGATGATTGCCGTGTTTCAGTTCACCGTTAACGGCCTTAACTTCAAGCTCTCGCAGCGCTGGCGTCATGCTCAAAGTACCCTGCCCAAACTCGATGAACTTCGCTAGCTCTGCGTCGCTGAAGTTCGCTTTCACTAGCCACGGCCGTAGGAATCGCATCAAGGCACGGTCAAACCCTACCGCCTGAACGTCGGCGGCATCAAAAACACCTCGGAGGAATTCAGCTACAAACTCGTATTGAACCGCTCGCCCCGGAGTGGTTTGTAGATAGCCTTCCTTCTCCCACAAGTCCCAAGGAACGTGATCGTGCTTTGCCTTCTGTGCAAGCCCTTCCTTCGGTAGCCAGAAGGTCGGATTGATGCTGAAATCTTCGGCGTCAACGGATAGCAATGCCGTCAAGTCGTTGACCATTGCCAGGTCAAGACCGAGATAAATCCTGCGTCCAGCGATCGGAGTCGGCGGGGCGGAGTTTCTTTCCCAAACCGCTTTTGTCATAAACGGGTTAGCTGACTCGACCCGCTGATTGAGGCTTAACTGCCGGAACTCAGGCTCGTTAGCTGGCATGGTCAAGGCGTTGCGGGACTCCATTTCCAGGTCCGAGATGGCCTTGAAGATTCCCATCGCTGGGTTCGCCGCCGCCCATGCCTTGCGATCATCGAGCTCGCAATCCTCCGGCGCCATGTAGACATGAGAAACAATGCGCGGATCCGGCGAGGTTTCCTGCGTATCCAGCCAGATCGAGAAAAGGTCGTGATCGGTCGGGGCCTGTGTAGAAATTGCAATAAGGAGCGGATTCTCGTAAGCGCCCTGCGCCGTAGTAATCGCGGAGATGAACTTGTCCCGCGGCCCTTCGACTTGCCCTACTTCGTCCAGAATCGCCAGTACCGGCGACAGGCCGTAAGCCGTTTTCCCTTCCGCGGACAGCGCTTTGTAATGAACGTTTTTCTTTAATCCGATCAACCGTTTACCGCTCGGCACAATCCGCACCTTCTTGCTCAGTATCGGCGACAGGTTGACCATCTGTTCGGCGAGCTCGAACAGCAATCCGGCTTGATCCCGCGACTGTGCGCCGCTGACGATCTGCGTGTTCTGCTTGGCCTCCGGTCCCGCAATGTGCGCTAGCAGCAAAGCGGCAATCAGCGCCGTCTTTCCGTTCTTTCTGGCAAGCGATAAGTAGGCGCGGCGGGTGACGAACGGATTGTCGTAAACATCCCGAATGAACCGCTTCTGGAACTCCTCCAGAATCAACGGCTTACCGACTTTATCGCCGGACGGGATCAGGCAGTATTTCTCGATGAAGGCGATGACATCGTCCGCCCGCGTGGGACTCATGCCAGCAGGCGATCGTCCTCGCTATCGACCGATTCCGCCGCCAGGGATTCGGCTTGTCGCTCGAGGCGGCGCCGTTCTTTCACGTCCGACGCATTGCCGAGTCCAGCAAGACGCAGCGTCCGGATCAACGCCATCTCCCGGTTAGCTAACTTTTCAACCACTAGAAACCGGGGATTAAGCCCTTTCGATGTGGTCGTGCCCTCGTGCTCAAGTCCTAGCGACTCGGTTTCAAAGTCCGCCTGAGTCCTAGCTAACTGGGCAGCTACCACCAAGTCAACTTCGGTCCAGTCATCCCGCGCCCGCTGGGCAATGATCCCGTCCCAGAACGGCATGTCCCACGGCCGGAGCTTTACGTGCGCCGGAGGATCTGGCGGACCTTTCGCCACGTCCTCCATGAGCTTCATGGTCTGCTCAACGGACGTTACGGGAGGGCGCCTAGGTTTCTTCATAACGATCTAAGAATGGGGTTAAAAAAGAGG